ATTGAAGCTTGTGAGTTATTTGATGGAACTAAATAAGGGTCACTGGGCGCAACTATCACTGAATTGGCAAGAATTACTGGGGGCGGGAAGCTGAAGGTTGACCACACACCGGCATTGGCTAAAGCCGTTGCTATCGTTGTGCGAAGTGTTGTCAATGCGACTGGTGGCATCTTTCATCCAACCATTGCGCCTGGGCTGAGATATGGGGCAAGCAATCCACGAATCGAGGCCATTAATGTGTTCGACATTCTGAATGGGCTGGGAGCGTATCCATCAACACCCATTCCACCGTTTTGCGTAGCTTGTCGAGATTGCCAAATGTTCGTTGCCAAAATCATTGCTGCTGAGCGAATTGCTGGTGTTTGAGCATATGTCGCGGTTTTATCGTCAGGGCCGGCCATTAATCCATAAGGTTGAACCAAATGAATTGGTTCATCAGCAGCAACATTTGCGAAAGAAATGTATTGGTATCCAAGGGGATAAACCCACCGGCTTGGGAGATAAGGGGCACTCACTGAGGATGGATAAGGGCTTGTGCTTGTGATTGTCTTAACGCCGTTATATCCGGAACCGCAACCGGTAATTGTAATTAATTGACCGACAACAAATTGAGCTGGATTGGCAATAATGCATGTTGCAACATTTGCTGAACGACCGGTTGCAACCACTGGTGCAGTGTTAAACCAAAGAAATGCATTGATGAGATCTTGTGCAGTTTGTGCGCATTCTTCAACCGTAGCATCTGAATAGAGCGTGCCAATTCCTAGTGAATCGCGTAATTCTTGCATAGTCACATAAGTCGCGGCCATCATCATTCCTTTCTTTGATAAGGCTTACAGGGCCAGGGCCTCCTAGCCCTGTAAGCGGCTTAGGGTTTTATCAGGTTAGGTTAAAGCGTTGCAGACCACCGGAAACCAGTGTCTTTGTCGCAAAATAACCGTAGAGCATCGTGGAAATCTCACCGGTCGCGACCACATTTACGGAAAGCGTTAGCTTAGGGGATTCATAAATTGCAATGCTCATTGGGTTAACAATGAATGCTGAATCGTCAATTGTGGTTGAAACCATGTTCTGATCAACCCACAAATCAAGACCCATCATATCCCCGCGCAATCCGCGTGGTGTTGATTGTCCGTTGGCGTTCATTGGTGAGGCTGCATTGAAAATGCTGCGACCAGTTGTATCTAGGCTTCCGATTAGGAGTGACCATACTGATGTTCCTGCAATGAATGCAGTTGCAGTTTCTCCGCTTGCTGCATAAACGGCTGGTGCAGCTTGTGCAACATATGCCTGAAGTCCGGCAATTGTTCCTGCTTGTGTTGATGCCTGTGTTCCACCTGAAACAATTTCTGCAATTACTGCTGCATCAGATGCCTTAGCATATGCTCGCAAACAATTCTCGTACATTGCAGAATAAAAAGATGGATCTGATCTATCCAGGAGCTCAGTACTGTAAATTTGTGCCCCGGCCAGTTTGACCACCGTTGCGTTCACATAGCTGGAAACAATCTGAGTAGCAGCAGTTGATGCACCTTCAGCAACGGTTCCAATTGTTGCATTGGTTGTAATTTTTGGATGTGCAATTGTCATGCCTGATGGTGCTAATGCGCGTGCTCCACCTAATGCATCAATTGTTGGGCGTGACATAACTGATGTATCAATAACGCTTGAAACATATTGTGTCGGAGAAAATGCGGGATTAGTGGTGAAGCTGTCATTAGCTGCTTCAATCTTTTTTGCTTGTGCATCTGCTGCACGAATGTAATCGCGTGATGTGTCATTGCCCATCTTCGCTTTGATTGCGTGCTCAAGATATTGTGCTTGAGTCTTAATTGGTGAGCGAACTTCGCCAACAATGTAAGATGCTGAAACAACTGGGCGTGAGGCATCCACAACGGGAGCCTCTGCCGCAGTTTCTGGGGCTGTATTATCTGGGGCTGTCGTCATGACATCCTCACTCTCTGTCTCGGTTTCGACCTCAACGATTGTCGTATTGATCGTAGTTGTTTTAGTGCTTGTGCTTGTTGTATTTGCCGCTTCGATTTCTGCTTGACTTGCGACAACGCTAGTGACATTCGCATTTTCGAACGCCGGAGATTCCACAAGCGAGACTTCTACGAGCCTCGCGCTTGTGACTAAAAGATGATTGTCAGTAGGCTGAGATGCAATTACTTCCACCCCAACGGATAGCCCACTGACTAAATCTTCAGCAGCTAGGGTCAAATAATCCGTGCCCTTTGAGCTGCTAGAAACCTTAAATGAACCAAAAAGAAAATTGCCGTCTTTGCTAAAAGATTGAGCCCGGCCAATTGGATCATCGGGCCTGTGTTGCGCAAGCAACTTAATTTTGCCTGGTGATGGGATCTGTATTGAACCGAGCTCAAAGACAACTGCACCAACTGAAGTATGGCCAACGGCCCCATATTCCATAATTTTGCCTGAGATAATTCGGCGTTCAGTATCAGCCGCCTGGATTGGCGTGCTAAAGGTTAACTTCATGATGCATCTCCGTTCGGTGATAGATCTTCCATCATCTTGGCTTGGTCTAATGTAATTAATTGCAATTGCAACATTTTTTCAATCACTGCAAGGCGTGCCGTTGCATCAGCACGCAAAAATGTTTCATCGCTTGCAAAACGCACGACATTTTGGGAACTGGTGATGTCATTCATGCTAAGTCTGTCCTCAATGGCGCAAACATAAGGAGCAAGCGTGTACGCATAAAATTCTTTGCGTGCATCAAGAACATTTTGATATGTCATACTTTTATTGGCATCTGCGCTTGCCATATATGCCGGAACATTCATCAGTCTGCAAATTTCCGTGCTGAAATCTTGTTTTGCTTCCGCGTACATCATGTCTTTTGGTGAAAATGATGTAGTTTGATAATCCAAAGTGCTAGTAAGAAATGCAGTACCACGCGAATTTCTAGCTTGCTTCCAACTTGCAAGAATTCCTTGCACTTGCGCTTCAGGAAGATCCGCACCGGTATTTTTCAAGAAACCGGACGGAATTGGAGTTTGGGCAGCAATAGCAGCAGCTTTTTCTAAATCTAAAGCTGCGCGGATAGTACGGCCACCAGTTGCAAGAATTCCTGGTTGCAATGATTGAAATGTAATCAATGATCCAATACCATTTTGTGGGCGCACTTCATTGTCAACGGTGTAATACTCAACTTCAGTATTTCTTGCGTTAAGTTTTGGTGTAACTCTTTCATTTGCAACCCAGGCAAAACGCGCTGGCCTTCCATCATCAGAATAAGTTGCAGTGACTTCCCAATAAGCGATTTGATAAAATAGCAATGATTGCACGGTGTAAGCAATAGTGACAGAACGCGGTTGACGGATATCAGGTTGTTCCAACCAAACTGGAGAGCCTAATTCTTCACCCGTTGTCTTGTTGTATAACTCAAGTGGAATTCCGGCGATTGTTCCGCAAATTAATTGGCGGCATTTTGAAACTGTCGGAACCTGCATTGCAGAATTTAGATCAATGCCGGCGTAATCAAATCCCATTCCATAATCACTCCACGCGCCAACGCCGTAACCTTGATTCATTACGGCCGGGTTGTATTGACTTTTAAGCGTGTCTGTATCGTCTTTGACTAATCGCAATGCTGACAAAATACCCATAGGCGGATAATAGCCCCATAGCACTCAAAACGGACATTCAAGTCATTTGCAATTTTGGGCGTGTCTAGCCGGCAACAATCATTGGGGTCGAAACTGGTTCCTGCATTTTGTGGACGATCATGGCCATAGAGATTGGAGCTGAAACATCTCCGGCACTGGCCCTCCTTACAATTCTCCATCCACTGTCATTGGTCTTAGCTGCACATGCATTCATTTGTGTATCGAGAGATTCTTGGCCCATGTGCACAATGCGATTGTTCACGATTGCATCCAGCAAATCCCCTGAAGCCTGGTAAAAGGCCGTGCCCGACACATCAACCATTCTGCAACCACTTGCTGCCAATCGTGCCGCGATACTGGCCGTGGAGTAATGGTCAAACATAATCATGCGCGGAAAATATTTGTCCACCCATTTGGTTTTGATGTCGGCCGCTATTTGCAGCTCATCCACTGCCGTGTCAGAACGCCACTGATCCATGATACCCACGCCAATTTTGCCGTTTGGGAGATATTGACCAGCAACCAGGGTTGCGGTGCGTTTTGATATTGCCACATCAAATGCAAAGAATGTGTCAGGGCCAATTGGCAATGAAAGCGTGCTATCGGCGCAAGCCTCCCATGATCCGATTGGCCAAGGGCTGCTAAGAGACGAAACCCACATGCACATGTGTTCAGGCAAAAATTTCTCCATGGGCATGACTGACAAAGCTTCTTCAAGGCCTGATTCCGTGATTGTTATGCCAAGGCTTGGATTTGAAGCGGCCCAGGCTGAACGGTCAGTGGGTTTTGCGTGTTGCGGTGCTGAGTATTCATACCAGCCTAAAGTCGGTGATGGATATGAAAGGGCCTTGTCTCTTAAATCATTGAGCACATGACTAAATGCATCACCGGCATTGCTGCACACATATGTCTGAGCCTTGTCACCCATTGCAATGGTGATTGGTTTAGCTGCTGCCCACGCTTCTTCACTGATGTAACGCAGCTCATCCACAAATAGGAGATTGGCAGATTTGCCGCGTGCGCCGTCACTGGTTCCGGCAACGATTTCATAACGCGCTCCATTGAGTAAATCCAGGTGCTCCTTGCCATTGCCACGATAGCCAACCTCACCACGGTTTAGCTTGACTTGGCTACGCAAGAATTCATTGGCCTCAATAATTGAGCAAACCTTGCGGAATGTATCCTCGGCCATGCCTCGCTTGGAGGACATTGCCACAACTGACTTTTCCTCCAGCACAAACAAGCCAAAAAGTATCCTAAGAGCAATCAGCATTGTCTTGCCATTTTGCCGGCTTAGAATCACGGCCACCGTCTTGCGCTTGAACGCCCCAGTTTCATCCACGGTTAAAAAGTCATTGGCAATAAATTTCTGCCAGGGAAATAATGGATACCCACATTTTTCCGCAAACTCTGCAAATTCTTCGCCCCTGGATTTTCCTTTTAACGGAATGCTCATGATCCGTGGTTTTACTGCTCCCACAAGCTTCTTTTTCTTTACCCCCACCTTGGCGGGTTTTGGATTGTCTGTGACTAATTCCATGATGGCCTTGCCTGACCTTCAAAGGGCCCTACAAGGCTCGAACCGGCTCGAACCGGAGAGAGAAGGTCGGG